TTCTTCGTCATTCTTCAAGGCGTCATAAAGTGCCTTCTGCAATGCTGCCGCGCCGTTCCTCATCTTGCTCCCCGCTTGATTTTTGAGTGTCGCGCCGGGCAATCAGCTGCCCGGTGGCAATATCCTCCCGCACCGCGATTTGCCTGAAACGCAGTGCCCGAATGAGACCATCGAAGGTCAGTTTCATCGTGATATTCACCGCCCATCCTCCACCGCCAGGCAGATAAGGTAACGTCCGCGTTCATCCGGATCGTGGACAGAGCGCAGCGTGAAAACACGTCCGCCTTTGCGGAAGCGTTTGTCTGTTGCGATATCTGCTCGATGACGCACCAGAATGCGGTGGGTGATCTCCGGGCGTGGCCGGATACCGAAATCCCGCTGACTGGTTGATAGGGGTTCAATACGCCCCCAAACAGTCCCGATCTCCGACCATGTTTCGCGATAGCCACCCATACCATCAGCAACAGACTGCATGGCTTCCAGGGCCAACTCTGTCGTGAGCTGACCCGGATCAATAAACAGCACGTTGTTCATAGGGATATTCGTCGCCAGCTATCGACCATCTGGCCAACCATCGCAGGCAGTTCAGCCTTGGCTGTATCCAGGCCTGCGCGGTTCTCATAGAGATGCGCAGTCAAAGTAAGTATCGCCTGTTTGAGCGCATCCGGCACTTCAACGCCGGTTTCCCCAAACCCCGCAATGAAGTCTACCTCAAGGCCACAGAACGTCTGTGCATCCGGATATTGCGCCATGTAAACACGTTGCGGACGGCGGCCATGCTGGAGCATGAACTCTTCAGGCTCCATGCTGATTGCACTGCCATCAGGACGATATGCGACCACAGCCGTTACAGCTTTTACCGGATATTTGAAAATAGCGAGACGCCCCGAGCGCGGCCAACGATCAACACGCAAGCGCCACGTCTGATCAACCAGTGCAAGCCCCGTCTCGGCTTCGACAAGCTCGCGCGCGGTCTTGATAATACGGCGCAAAATCTCGTCTTCGCTTTCAGTCGAAATTCGCAAAAATGCGCGTGCGTCAGCAATCGTCACCGGCTCCAGCGCCGGCGGCGTGACAAGAAACATTGTCATGTATTTTCCCCTTAAATAACTCTCAAATCAGATAGTTACGCATGCAACCCCAGAAAAAGATTCAACCTGTTCGCAAATTGAATCTAGCTGCCAAAACCGGCAGGGAGATCACTGCTAAAAATATCAGGCTGCGAATTTCAGAAGCTTGATCGCATCAAAATCCTGCACGCCGCCGCCCACGCGTTTGGTGGTGTAGAAAAGCACGTATGGCTTGGCAGAATATGGATCGCGCAACACGCGCACACCGATACGATCCACCACCAGATAACCGCGTTCAAAATCGCCAAAGGCAATCGGCGTTCCGTCAGCAGCAATGTCTGGCATATGCTCGGCCTCGACCAGACCAAAACCCATCAGCGACGCCTTTTCACCAACAGCCGCTGGCGGCTGCCAGAGGTAATTGCCGTCCGCATCTTTCAGCTTGCGCAACACGCTCTGCGTCTTGCGGTTCATCACGAAATTGGCGTTCTGGCGATAACCAGCTTTCAGCGCATAGATGAGTTCGATAAGCTTGTCGGATGGATCGGAAGCAGGCAATGCGCCGTCAACACCAGTGGCTATGTGGCCGATCTTACCCCACTCCCAACTCGCATCTTCAACGGTGCTATAGCTCAAAAAACCCATCGGCTTGTTCAGGCCATTGCCGGTGATGAAGGCAGCACCTTCCTGTTCGGCAAAGGCTGCTTCGACCTCTTCGGCGATCCACTGCTCAACGTTGACAGCTGCGTCATCAAGCAATGAAGAAGTGGCCGCTGGCATTGCGTAGATTTCCATCGTTGGGAACTGCAGCTCTGCAAGCTTGGCCGAAGCGGTCTGCGGACGCGCATCGGTTTCGCCGACCCAGCCCGTTGCCGGGCCACTGACCGAGAATGGCTTTTTCAGCACGGCACCAGAAACCTGGCGCACACTGGAGATGCCACGTATCGGCGAGAGCACGGCCAGACGGCGACCGATTTCAGTCTCTAGTTCCGCAGGCACCAGATAGCCACCGTCCGGACCAGAGGCATAAGAATGTGCCTTTTGCTCAATGCCACGCATCGCCTGCTCGTCGCCACGGCGCACATAACCGTCAAAGGCCTGCTTATGCTCGACATCAACAATAGCATTGCCCTTGCCAAGCTGCGGACGGGCGCTTTTCAAAACATACTGGTCAAGTGCTTGTTTCTGTTCGTCGAGCGCGCGGTTGATACGATCAACCTTGTCGCGCAACAGCACATCGACATCGGCACTTTTTTCGACCTTTTTCAAACGCTCATCATTGGCTTCACGAAAAGCCGAGAAGGCCGTCATAAATTCGTCGAAGGCTTCCGAGACATCGCCATTATTCCCAAGCGCCTTCGTTTCCACGCTCTTGGTTTCGAGCGGGATTGCATGATTTTTTACCATTTTTGATCCTGATTTAATTGAGTTGCATCATCTTGCAGGCGGCGCGCATACGCTGCGCAAGCGCCTTATCATCTGCCTGGAAAGCGTCCCGCCCGTCCCGGCTTTGCATGGCTGCAAGCGCTGAATAGCCTTTGGCTATAACCAGACGTGCAGCAGAACGGCTCAGCCCCGCATCCCGCGTGAGCCAGCGTTCAAATTCTCTGACTGTCGGCAATTCCGCCTTCAGATTATCGATGCGTGCCTGTGGCAGCATGGGAAAAGTTACCACCGAGATTTCCCAGAGATCTGCTTCCGTGATGTGACGCAAACCGGTCCGCGCATCCTTGCGCGCTTTGACCGTGCGAAAGCCGATAGACAAGCCATCCAGCCCGCCAGCGCGCATAAGTTCCAGGGCTTCGCGTGCGCGTGCCACGCCTTTGGCCAGTCTGCCCTCGACATAAAGGCCGCGTGCATCCTCACGAATATCGGTCCAGACACCGATCGGTTCAGCCGCATCGTGTTGCCAGAGCATTCGCACGCCCGATGATTTGCGCGAGGTGAGCGACTTCGCAAAGGCGCCTTTTTCGATCACATCATTGCCGAGATCAGCTAAACCAAACACGCTTGCATAGCCTGAAAAGCTGCCATCGATTTCGATCTCTTCAAGCGCCAATGATGCACGCTTAGTTTCAAGTTTCAGGTCAGGCTTTGCCATTCCTGTTCCTTTCAACGGGTAGAATTCCAGTTAGCGATGCGTTCTTGGCCCGCTCGGCAAAACGTTTGAGAATGCCCAGCACAGACCATGCCGCGAGGCTTGCAGCCGTCGACCCCATCAACATGAGTTCGGCTCGCCCAAGCAGGGTCTGCAGAGAAAGCGTTTCGGCAATTTTCACGCCTGCAGCTCCCCCAAACACCATGCCGCAGATCATGCCGACCGCAAATCGGATCGCCGCTTCCCGCTTGCCATTTGGCAGCATATAAGCGAGCGACACGGCAGAACCGGCCACCGCGCCCGCAACCTTGGCAAACCACACCAGACTTGCATCAGACGCCATAACGGTTTCGCTCAGATTGCTCATGAAACTCTCCTTTCCGCACACGGCTGATAGCCAACCGCATCGCGTTTTTCGTCATCACTCAGAAATGAGGCTTCCGACACGCGCCGCCAGAGCGATTCCCGCTCCAGCGACAGACCTTCGATGCGGTCAGTATCGTGCTCAAGTCTGAGATCGTCACCAAACAATGGACCGAGCCAGCACTCCAAAGCCTTGGCGGTACGGTTAATCAGCGGCAGCACAGTCAGACGATAAAATGCGCGGTTGGCTTCGGCATAATTGGCATAAGTGTTGTCACCCGGAATGCCGAGCAGCATCGGCGGCACGCCAAAAGCCAAAGCGATGTCGCGAGCCGCCCCGTTTTTCGCTTCGATGAAATCCATATCCTGTGGGCTGTAACCCATAGCCTTCCAGTCGAGCCCACCTTCAAGAAGCAGCGGCCGCCCCGCAGCAGATGCTCCGGTGTAGCCCTCCTCAAGTTCGGTTTTCAGGCGATCAAACTGCTCTTCCGTCAGGTTACCACCATCTTTAGGAGCATAGACCAGCGCACCGGAGGGGCGTGCTGAATTATCAAGCAGTGCTTTGTTCCAGGCACCTGCCGCATTGTGCAGATCAAGCGCCATCAGAGCTGCTTCAAGCGGCGGAAAACCATAATGATCATCCAGCGGATGAAAAAGCTTCAGATGCAGGCCAACAGATGCAGCGCCCGCAAGTGAAACAATGCGGCTCGTATTGGCCGAGCGATAGACCAGCGATTGCGGCCAGCCGTCACTTGATGTTTCCAGCGTCACCCTTTCAGGCCGCAAAAGATGCAACTCACTTCTACCGCTCGGCAGATCGACGCGCTCCACATAAG